TGCGTCACTTCGTGACGACTGTAAAATTTTATTTTTTCCATAATATTCCTCTTTTTTTTGTTACTCAATCCCTTGACTGATCTCTATACTACTATTATACCACACTACTGTTAAGATGTAACTATAATATTGTTAATTAATCTTAATCTTGAGTGTGTGTTATGATTAACAACATATAAACAAAAGTGTTCTGTCAATACCCTTACAAATACTCTTACAAATAACTCAACAACTCGCACTTACCTAGCAATGACGCCAATTGAGGCGTGAGTTGTAAAAAATACAGACACTGGCTCGCAGAGGGTTAATAAAAAAAATTAAAAAAAATTCTCACACGGGGCTGTCCTCTTTCTTTAAACCTAACTCAAAGTAGTAGTAGTAGTAGTAATTTTCTTTCAAAAAGTGAGTGATACCAGCGTGTTACGCGGGTAAGATAAGAAGGCCCCGTTACATATGTAAGGAACAGCACAGCAATTAGATAAGAAACATGATTATATTGTGCCAGTAACGGAATTTTGAGGTTCTGTTAATACATAAACTGTGTGGTGCTGCAACCACGCAAGATAATATAGTCAACATTATTACGTTGTGTATTATTAATAGGTTATAAGAGGGGTAGCTGCAAACGCTGTCAGACAGAGGGTTCTACAAATTCCTTGTTATGTAGTGTTTGTTATCAATGTCGAGATATCTTGAAAATTAAGCTTTCGTTAAACGCAAAAAATGCGGGTTAATTACCCGCTGTTTAATTCTATTTATTCGGTTGAATTCGAGTTTCTGGCTTTTGCTACTCGATAGGCGGACCGTATGCCTACCCTTGTAAGGGAGCTGTCATTGAAGAGCGTTCGTGATGGGAGCTTGACTGCCCTACTATTATACAGCCATTAACTAAACCCCGCAATCCCTCTGAATACCCCCAATCCCCTTAATGAGGTCAAATCTGCCCTGCCACCCTGCCAGCGGCGCGTTAATCAATCCCGCTCAATCACTGGAAACCCCCCCCTTCCTCTCTCGCCAGCCCCCACGTGCGCCCCGCCTTCGGCCGCTAATATCCGCCACCTCGGCAAATGTGGGCCCTCCCACTTTCGGTTGTTTATGTTAATTACCACCTAATTTTGTATGGTATTTACCTATATATTTATATGTATTTATTACATACATTTTTCGCTATTTGCATACAGTTTGCCGTGTATTTATTACACGTTATTGAGTATTAAATACTTGATTTTTGTATTAATTTTCGACATTTTTAAAGTATTCAGTATATTTTGCCGTGTATTCAACGTGTAATAAGTGTATTAAGTACGTGAATGTGAGTATATATTACGAGAGGTGAGTATTTATTTATTTATTTCGCTTGTATTTAATACACAGTTGTGCTACTATAGACAGATGACAGAGATTACAATAGATTTAGAGATAGCCCGCGGATGTACGGTTCCGATATGTGGAAGGATATCGTTAGAGATGGCGACGAAGATCAAGCGAAGCGGTAAGACGAAGAGTGTGGTGTTGAAGGAGGCATTGGCGGCATATTTCGGAGCGGCATTCTCAGTAGGGGTTACATCCGCATCGAGTTGGGAGTTAGACGAGTTATGGGTGAAGCACGGTCGTTATGTAGCTACTAGTGAGACATTGCAAGAGCTTGAGAAGAATTGGGAAGATTATAGGAATGATCTATATGAGTCTGGCAAGAGGGTTCCAGATGAGGCGAATGATGTGTTTTTTAATCGTATCAAGGAGTTGCAGGGTGCATGAGTAGTATTAAAAGAGCTAGGGAGGCGTTATTGAGTGGTGACGGCGAGGGAGCGTTATTACGTTTACAGTCTGAGACAGGATTTGAGGCAGGTATAGTGGCTTTTGGTTTAACGGTGGATGGTTTTGTAGATAAGGCCATTAATGGTGCGCTGGAGGATGTGCAGATAGGCTCAGTACCAGCGAATACAGTAGAGTTAGTGAAGGACGAGCTGTGGAAGGGTCTATCGAAGCGTTATGCAGATTGGGAGCCAGAGAGTTTACGCGCATTGGGTTTGCATATCAGCGGAGTTAGTGCCGTTGATGCGAGTCGTCAGTTGAAGGTAGAGGCAAAGAGTTTGCAGTTGATGTCAGCGCGTCGTGGATTTTTAGCAGAGCGCAAGTGGGTATTGGGTCAGATCAGTGGTTTAGTGGGGGATTTCGCAGTAGTTGACGTGAAGGTGGAAGCGCAATTGCGTCCGATAGTGAAGCGTTTAGGTCGTAAGGCGTTGGAGGGTTTAGAGAGTGATGAGTTAACGGCGAAGGAAGCGTTGAAGGCGTTTACGGAGTTAGGTAGGTTGTTGGCGCAGGTTACAGGTGAGTTAGTAGAGAAGAAGCATATAGAGATTGGCCCGACGGAGCAGTTTATGGCGATAATGGAAGCAGCGGAGCGTATGCCAGTAGGTTTAATAGAGTGTACGGAGTATGAGTTAGTAGAATGAAGTTGAAGTGTGAGACATGCGGTATAGAGCATGCAGATGGGTATACGCGGGTGTGCGGTAAGTGTTATCAGGCAGCTTGGCGTGTTAAGGAGAAGGCGTATCGGGCTATGTTAGCGGAGCCCCTGGTGTTCCGTAATTGGTGGGAAGAAGATGTTAAGAAGGATGATTGAGTTAATATGTGCGATAGGTTTAGTGTTTATAGTGATACTGGTGTTTGATGATTAAAGATATTATAGAGAAGGACTGTAAGATATGCGGCGAGTCGTTTCTACAGGCTAGATACCATGGGTATTTTCAGGGCGCACAGGGGCGGTATCTACGATTCTGTTCAGAGAAGTGTCGAGAGATTGATAGGAAGGAGATACGGTCAATTCAAGCCAAAAAGCGCACAGAGACAGGCATCGCCACCAAAAAGGTGAAGATTTGTCAAAAGTGTGGGGTGGAGCATCAGGACGCTTACGCTCTTTATTGTCAGGCTTGTTACAGGGTACGCAAGCGGGCGAAGGGGAATGATTTGTTATGAGTAGTTATTTATTTAAGGAGTGTGTTTCATACATCCATGATGCAGCTCCAGTGTTAGACGTGATTGTGTTGGTGTTTGAAGCCCCTGAGTATATGTTGTATATAGGTGATCGAGAGCGGATGTTGGGTATTATTGCGCAGCATGGTGTGGAGCCACGGTTTACGATGCCGATGCGTCAGTTTAATCGCGAGGAATTGTATGTGGTTTATACTCGTGAGATCGGTATTATAGATATAGAGGATGGGTATGGTTTATGAAGGGTTGCGGGGTATTTGATTTAATGACGGATATCGTAGATATGTGGTTACTTGATTATGAGGTTAAGGCTCCTGATGGAGCATGGATGGAATTGATTAAGCGGCTAGGTGAGTGTGATAAGCAATTGAGCAAGAGTCACGAGTGTCAGCGGGTGGTGGCGTATAGTGAGTAAGAGTGCAGAAGAACTAGCAAAGGATATGGCGAGATGGAAGTACTCGTTTATTGATTTTTTATTTGATTGTATTCGGACAACAGATGAGGGTTCAGGAGAGATCCGTTTAGCTCCTCGTATGCGTTATCTGAGGGAGGTAGATAAGGCAGTGAGGGCGAATAAGCACATAGTGATCGTCAAGTCACGGCAGATGTTTTTCACTCATTATTTTGCGGCTTATTTTCTTTGGATGGTTTTATTCCAGAAGAACGTGCGTTTGGGCGTGATGAACCAGAATGAGGAAGATGCGGCGGATCTTTTAGAGACACGGATAGCCCCTTTGTATGAGAGGTTATCGAAGGATTACCCATGGCCTAAGTTAGTGATTAAGCGGCTGACAATCATTAATGAAGCAATGGTGAGTCGTATTATAGCTACGGCAAGTACGAGTAACAAGATGAGGGGTAAGACATTCACGCGGGTTTGGTTAGATGAGTTTGGGTTCCAAGAGAACCAAGAGGCTACGCTTAGGTCAGCGATGGCAGCAGCTAAGGGCCCGATAGCGAAGTTGATTATCAACAGTACGCCAGTGCCGAAGAGTTTGTATGAGGATTTAGGGAGGAAGGAGTTGGATATGGACTTTGAACCTATCCAGATCATGGAAGGTGTAACAGAGCAGCGTAACACTAGAGGTCACTGTGTTATGTATGTGCACCACACCGCTGACCCTGCCAAGCGCAGTGAAGAGTGGATAGCGGATGTCAAGAAGACCGAGGGCGAGTTAGCTTATCAGGTGGAGTATAACCTGAAGTGGTTGTTACCAGTAGGTAAGCCAGTGTTCCAAGACTTTAGAAAGGAAACGTATTGCAAACCATATAAAGAGTACGGTGTATTAGCAGATGTGCCTTTAGAAGAGGGCTGGGACTTTGGTGGTCACCATCCAGCGTGGGTATGTGGTCAGCGTTCGCCGATAGGTAGTTTAATTCTCCATAAGGCAGTTATGGGCGTAGATGAGGATTTATACCTGTTTATGGACAGGATCGCTGAGATCAGGGAGCGAGAGTTCCCAGGGTTTGACTACAGGATCTATTGTGACCCAGCAGGGGCTATGGTCAACGGTCAAGGAACAGCGCCTCCTGCCCAAACGATTTTGCAGCAGCGGTTCCGTAAGGCAGTTCGCAGTATTCGGAGTGGTCCTGCTGATAGGGTTCGAGCGATTAAGCAACTTATGGGCAAACTTATTAATGGTCATCCTGGTCTAATTTTACACCCAATGTTAGGTGAAGCTCATCATGTTACTGGCGAAATTGAAGTCGGTTTAATGATTGAAGGTTTTGAGACAGGTTTAGTGTATGACAAGGTACGTGGCAACAGTGTGGGTGTTCATAAATTAACATATAAGAAAGATCAGTGGTATGAGCATTTCTTTGATGCTTTCGGCTATATGTTTATCTATTTATATCCAGGGTTAATGCCAAGCGACTTTGAGGAACGATTTGCTCAGCGCGAGGGATTAGTCCAGCGCAGCCGTGCTATAAAGCAGCAAAGACGGCGGACAAGAACAAGGCGCTAAAGCTTGCATATAAAAGAATTTGGTGTTAATTTGTGAATAGGAGAATATAAATCATGGCATTACAAGCAAAAAATACATTACCAAAAGTTTTCAGCGCGACAGAACAAGGCGACTTGACTGGTGCAGCTAGTTCACTTAAAACAGTGGCAGACACTGGCGAGATTATCGCATTAGGTTTCGATACAACTAATTTTACCCCAGCAATCAGTACGGGTGGGTTTGTTTCAGAGTTCGGACTTACCGGCAAATGGTACTACGACTTCGCAACAGACGGCGGAGCAATCGGTGCAATCACACTAAGAGGCCCTCAATTACCTACTGGTGCGGTTATTACAGGTGGTTATCTGTACAACACAACAGCAATCACTTCAGGCGGATCTGCGACGATATCACTAGGACTCTTAACAGACGACGTAGCTGGTATCAAAGCAGCAACAGCGGTAGGAACAATTGGCGCGGCAGGCGCAATCGCTCTTATCCCAGTCAGTACAGCAGCTTCTCAGTCTAACATCACAACTGCAACGAGAGACGTTACTATGACAATCGCGGTAGCAGCTTTAACGGCTGGTTCTTCTTGTCTAGTTATGTACTACGACATTGTGAAAAGAGACACATCTAGTTAATTTCACTCCCTCAATGAACGGGGTTCTGTGAAAACGGGGCCCCTCCTCTTTTATTATGGCTGATTATTTACAACCTTTATTAAACTCTGTTAGCCCTGCTTCGGCGACTACTTTTTATAGTAATGCCTTTGACACAAAGGACTTTAGAGATTTTTCATTTAAACTTAGGATGCCCACTACAGGTAGCACCACTTCTGGTACTGCTGATTTTTGGATCGAAGCGAGTAGCGAGAAAGACTTCAGTAATGCTTACAAGATAATGGTTATCGAATTGACAGATCCAGATGGGTCCACAACTGCGCTTAAATTCACCCAAGTCCCTTATAACACAACACTCCCAGCTGCTACAGAAACGGCTACCGTTCTTAGACAGATGTGGAATGTAAAAGATTCCAACATAGATCGCTATATTAGGGTAAAATATACCATAGCGGCGGTTCATACTAATTTCACAGATATCACTCTTGACCTACTCGCTAACAGGAAGGTTTAATGCAAGAATTAGATTTCAACTCTTTAGAGCCAGAACTTATTGATTTAAGGGATGACTACCTTGTACAAATTGCTGAACGGGCTTTTGTAAGGAACGAATTTGATTACCGTAGATGGCAAATGGACCTGGCTCTTAAACAAGAGTTCATGGACCAAGGGCTTTCTAACAGAGATTACCTTAGATACAACTTAGACACTGATAGCATAAGCAAGCTTACAGGCGAAGAACTAGAAGCGCTAGAGAATATATCTCCAGATTCATACAGTGATTTATATTTACCTTTGATGCTGAAGTTCTTTAGAGCTTATTTAGTCAACATGAGCAACCTTAACTTCCCTTCTAATGGAGATTGGTTGAATGTTACTCGTAGTTTTAGCCAATATTTTTATAAAACAGGGATAGAGAAGTTCTTACCGTTCACGAATGACGCTTGGGTTGATATCATCAAGACCGAGAATCAACGATTTGACTGTAAAGATATCTACAAAACAGCAATGGCTGAATGTATTTCTTACGGCAATACGGTGCTAGGACACAGTTTTAACCCACATTCGCATTATATCGAGCCATTTACTCCAGGTATAGGGCAAGCTGGTATTTATCCAATTAGCGACAACTGGCGCAAATCTAACCTAGTTTTTTATTACGATGTCAATTACTCAGAGTTATTAGACAGAGAAGACTTTGACCAGGAAGTGCTAACGCAGATAGAGCCTCAGACAACGGGCAGTAGCGGTAGCACTATGGCTGGTTATGGTTCTAGCTCTATTAAGGACCACTACAGGAATACAGAGCCTTTCGGCAAGGTAAGACTATATGACTACTTCCTCCCAAGTGTGTACCTCAAGGGCAAAGATGGCGAGAAGTTCGTAGCCAAGAACGTATATGTAACAGCAGTTCTACAACCACGATTAGATTCAGACTCTAAATTAGAGCATAAGAAAGTCTATGTATTGAAAGCAACCCAGAACGTAAGCCCAGTAGAACATGGGTTATTATTTGCAGCTTTTTCAACGAACCTACCAGGGGTTTTCTACAACCAAGGCCCTTTACAACCCTTCCTACCACACCAATACACTTCTAACCAATTCATTAGTGAGATAGCTAGAACTGCTGGTATGGCTAACGATCCACCTAAAAACATAATCCCATTACCAGGCGGCGTGATTGATCCGACGGAAACCCCAATCGAGCCTTTTGAAGCTGGGGCTGCATATACCAATGTCAAAGTTGAATCGCTTATCAACCTTACAGATGCAAGTAATTCCATCAACGTAGGGATATCAATGCTTAAATACCTTGAAGGCGTAGTTGAAGAAGGAGTCGGCATAAGTAAAGGCCAACTTGGTTCAATGCACCAAGGGCGTAAGACAGCTACCGAGATCAAAGAATCTTACTCAGGTTCTCAATTGAATATAGTTGAAGCGGCTGGCCGTTTCGATGAGCAGGTACTTAGACCTAGTATCATTTGTCGTATTCGTGCTACACAACAAATTCTAGAAGACCAGATCAAACGGCAAGTTGAAGAACTAGCAGAATCACCAGAAGTCCAAGACGAAGAAGCAGCTTATGACATGGCTCTCACTGGTAATGAATTGTTTAATAGATTGTTAAATTATTCAGGTGTTGAGACTGCTTACGAGAACTTCTACAAGAAGACCCAGGCTGAAAGACTCGAGGATATGAACATCTTCCAAGAAGTCCAGCAAATGGGGCAACATATTCAACAGTTGATTCAACAGGCTGACGGCCCTATACAGCCACCACCGCCTATCCCACAGAGAGAAATCCCTGACCCTAATAACCCAGCGAGAACAATAGTTGTTCCTCCTGCTGCTAAAATAGCAGCGATGCAAGGACAATGGGTTCAAGCTCAACAACAACAGAAAGAGCAAATGAGATCAGAGGCTAAAAGACTTGAAGTTGACATGAAGATTAAATCTTTAACCTTCGCTGATACTAAAGAGCCACCACCTCCAAGTAAAAAATTATTCTATGAAATGCTTACAGCTCCTATTACAGATAGTGATATCGCAGTAACAGGTTCTATGACAACGATCAGCAAGGAGCTGGCTAGAGAGAATCTATTGATGCTATTGAACGCATTAAGAGAGTTCCCTCAAGAAGCTGTAATGAAAGTAGATTTCAACGGAATGTTACAAATGCTTGCAAGAGCAAACGATGTAGCATTACGTGATATGCTGAAAGACGAGACACAATTGTTAAGAGAAGAAGAGGCACAGAAGAAGGAACAACTGAGACAGCAACAGCTTCAGGACATAGCATCGCAAGGTACGCCTGGATCACAACCAGCTCAGTTTGGATAAGAAATGAGAGACAAGACGAAGACAATTGATAATGTAGCTACGGCTGCAATAAATATTAGACAAAGATGCCCTGATGATTGGGCTTTGTTGGTAGGATATATACGGAAGCAAGCTTACCCAGTAAGGGTAGATGCTGAATGTGTAGAAGTCGTGAAGGCTGAATACCATCGTAAGACGATGGCAGTACAGTTTTTACGCAAGTTCAACGAAATAGACGAAGGAGAATAGAAATGGAAGAAGAACAGATAACAGAAGAAATAGTGCAGGAAGAAGTAGAACAGGTAGCAGAAGAAGTAGTACAGGAAGCGGTAGAAGAAGCCCCAGCTCCTGACTTTAATATGGATTTCAATGATATTGGAAGCCCAGAACCTGAGCCAGTAGCTCAAGAGCCAGATTATGACCAAGTGATTGAGAATATAGTCGGCAAAGTTTTAGAAAAACAAAAGATTAAACCAGAGAGTGAGAAATCTGAAGACGATGATGACGATATGACTTATCTCAGCAAGAAAGATTTGGCTGAATATGAGAATAAAATCGTTGATAGAGTCAGACGAGAACAACAACAACAACAACAAGCGCATGACACGATACAGCAAACTGTGCAAGGTGCTGAAGTAGTTAGACAACAATATGAGCAGAAATTCATACGCAAATTAGCAGAGCATGGGATCGACTTAAAAGACAACCCTCACATGGTCAATCAAGCCGCTTTATTGTTTGATAACCTGAAGATGACTGAAGCCGCTAAGAGAGGCCGTTTGATGATGGACCCTAAGACTCAACAGGCTGTCGCTATCCTTTCACCTCAAGAAATGAAAACTTTAGTGCAAACGCATTGGAACCAATTTACACAAACATACCTACCAGCGGCGAGAAACGCTCCTGTGAAAAAAGTGACACCATCGTTAAGCCCAGCGGCTAATGGCAGACAAGTTAAAGCGGGGATTGATAACTCAGATGCTTATACTCAGTTCATGGAAAAAAAGGCTAGAGGAGAAGAAACTTTAGGAGATGCTTTAAATTTACTGCTCAATAGTAGCGGAAAGAAATAATTGGTGTTAATTTGTGAATAGGAGAATATAAATTATGCCACTATTATCAAACGGTACAGCAACATTCGATTCGCAAGCAGCGAAAATAGAAGTTTTAGAATCACTTGTCAAGACATCACGTGTTTACGCACCAGTCTTTCAAGAACACATGGAAATGAAATCAGAAACTGGTTCAAGAGTTGAATGGTTCGACCAAAACTTAGGTAACGGAAGCGTTACATTAGACGGAGCTTACACAGCGGGAGCAGGATCAGTAACTATTGATGCTAATTCGCTAGTAGCCCCTTACTCAATTAAAGTTGGTGTTCACCAATTGCAAACTACTAATAACAGTGCAATCTACAACATTACAGCTTATGATTCAGCGACTAACTCATTAACAATCATTTTAGATCAAGGTACTGATGCTAGTTTGGCTGATAATGTTGAACTCTGGTTAATTAGAGATAGTTCAATCGGCGAAGATGCAGGCTCTCATAACGATACAGCTTACGCAACGTCTGACTACAACTACCTTTCTAATTTCTCATTCACAATTAAAATTGCGAACATGAATCAGAACGGCCAATTGTTGTATCATTTCGACGAAATCACTTTCGAGAATCAACTTGAAAACAACATCCCAGAAGCAATCAGAACTATTGAAAGACGTTGTCTTAAAGACTACAGAGTTCAAGGTACTGGCGCAACTGCTAGAAATGGAAACACTACCCAATCAGGTAATGGCTCTAGAGCTGGTGGTATCATCACTCTTGGTAATGCAAGGGGTATGTACACAGCTTCTACTGGATCTGCTGCTCTTTCTGAGGATATCTTAGAAACAGACGTTAGAACTCTTAGACAGCGTGGTGCTTTCACTACAATGAGTGCTAGAACTCGTGAATTCGGAATGTCTTACTGCAAGGTTTACTGTAACGAAGTTACTCTAAGTGACCTTAACAAATTAGTTAGAATCCAAAGAGCCCCTGAAGCTTTCTTTGCTCAATCAGATAAAAATGGAGGTACTGCTGGTACTTTCACTAGAGCAATCCAAGTTAACGGCGTTATCCTTGAGTTCTGCCCTTCAGACGGTATGGCTGACAACGAAGTACTTTACGTCCCACAAGACGACCTAATTAAAGTAAGAGTTGTTCGTATGCTTGAAGAGCAACCTAAACTAGACAGAGGCGACAACTCAATCAAAATGTTCTCAGTAACATATACAGTTTGTGTTAAATCTCCTTGGTTGCTAGGACACCGTAGCAATTTAGTTAGATTGTAAATTAGAACAATAAACGATATAATAGAGGGGTCAAGTTTGGCCCCTTTTCTTTTTATAAGGAAAGAGACGAAAAGAACAGAATAGAAAAAAGGAGAAACAGATGCCGATTGTAACAGTGAAAGGTAGCACGAAACTTAATTGGGATATAACTTACGATAGGTTTGACCCAAAGACAGGAGATCTTGAACAAACAGGGAACCGTCTTAAATCATTAGATTTAACAGATGGGGAACACTTTGATTTCAACCCGAATGGGGCTCAAATGAGAGAGTTTATTTGGAGAGGACAACCGAATCCAGCAGATATGAATTGGAACGAGATGCCAGTTTATAAGATATTAACCCATAGATTCACTTCAGGACAAGAAATTCTCGAAGATGAAGCAGCGATGAAAATTACTGACTGGGGACGCTTTATGCGTGACTATGAACGTCAGAAATTCAAAGGTGGCGATATGTATTTTGAGCCGCATATTGATGACATTAGGGTAGATCCAGAGACAAACCTCGCTTTCCCTATGTGGGTAATTGATAAATTAAATGAACTAGGTGAGTTCGATCAAGCGCTGAAAGTTAATAAAGTTAACCTTCCAGGGGTAATGAGACTAACAAAAAGCGAGTATCAACGTATAATGAAAGAGATAGAGCTTCGCAAGGAAGCCGAATCCCCAAAATTAAAAGAGAAGGTAGCTGTTGGCAACTTATCGGGAAATTCTAAATCGGGCAAGAGCTAGACAAGCTGGAACCCCAATCTCCGCCTCTGGCATAGGAGATGGATCTGGTGATGCTCTCCAAGGGATACAGGCGGTTAATAACGCTGTAGCAGTATTCTCAGACAATAGCTTCGACTTAGACGCTACTGAGAAGGTAGGCGCTATTACAGCGACTTCTGGTACAAGCTTACTGGCCGCCCCAACTCCATCTTGGGATACTAATGTTGTTAAATCTGTTAAATGGCTAGAATCAGGGAAAGACTTCCTGCAACCATTAGTCTTAATAGACTTTGAAACAGCAGAAGAATATAAACTTAAAACCTTTGAGAACAATAATCCTCGCTTCTGGTATGTCAATAATGGTGGTATTTATATCCTGCCTGTGCCGACATCTGCCCATGCGTTAAAAGTATTCTACCAGCAAATGTATCCAGACATTACAGCTGATGAAATGAACGACACTATTATATTACCCAACACGGCTCTGAAGACACTCTCAGACGGCATTTATGCTTATATCCGAGAGCAAGCTGGTGATCCTCAATGGATGACTCTATACCAGATGTTTGAAGGCTCTGTAATGAAATTCTACCAACGCAACAAGCACACCTATAAAAGGCGTGGCAAGCGTAAGTTTAGGGTAGTACCTAATAGAGCAGACAGGAGATTATAATTATGGGAACAGATTTTGACGGAATATATCAAGGGTATAACCCTTACCAACAACAAATCAGCGGAATGGGCGGTCAATATGGCGGCGGCTATCCTGGGATGTTCGGTAGTGGCGGAAATAGTGGCGGCGGCTATCCTGGTTACGGCGGTGGGATGTTCGGCGGCGGTCAATATGGTGGCGGTTATCCTGGGATGTTCGGTGGCGGTCAATACGGCGGTGGTTATCCTAGTTTCGGTGGCGGTCAATACGGCGGTGGTTATCCTAGTTTCGGTGGCGGTCAATACGGCGGTGGTTATCCTAGTTTCGGTGGCGGATTCTTGGATCAGTTTCAGGGGCAACTAGATGATATTGAGAGTAAATTCTTTGACACTAAAGCTCTACCTGGTGATAGTGCTCCTGCTGCTGCTACTGGCGCTGGCGACGATGTTTATTATGGCGAAGGTGGTATGGACACAATGGACTTCAAAGATTCTGATGGTGACGGCATAGACGATAGACGAAGAGGGCAGCCTGGGGCACAACCAAAAGCCCCACTCCAACAAGGAGGGCAATGGAGCGGTGGATACCCTGGTATCCAACCAGTGACTCAAGCACCTAATGCAGATATTACAGGAGACTATTACAGACGTACTGGTAATCTAAGTAAGGGTGCTACGCAAAAAGCAGAAGACGCTTATGGCAGTACAGACGCTTTCTGGCAAAGTGAGCAAGGGCAAGGACTCGCTGGCAGTAGGCCTCCTAGCGGAGCTAGTAGAAAAGCAAACAGACCAGGAGTGGTTAAAGCGGAGAGACGAGCCCCACGATATAGATAATGGTAGATAGTGGACAAACCTTCCAATATGAATACAAGTTGTTTCGTGGCATTAATAAGCGGGATGATGAGAATAATCTGACGATTGGACAAAGCCCAGAAGCTCAAAATTTCGAGATCACTAAACAAACAGGGCTAAAAAAAAAGCTTGGATTTGAAGATCTATTTGGTGAATTTGACACATCTTACAGTTTCGCTGGAGCTACTAATTTTACAGACCTCTCTGGTGTTAAACATTATGTTTCAGTTTCATATCCTGAGATGCACGTACATAATCGTATCAATGGTTTTCCAACGACTATAGATACGACGTTAGTAGCAGATGGCGTTCCTTTCTTCATACCCTTCAATAACGCTCAAATGTTAATGGTTGATGGTAGCAATGCTCCGAGACTAATATCGAGTAGCGCTACAGGGGCTCTAACGGTCGCTACAGCGACTTGGCCGCCTACATACAACGTACAAAACAATTCTCTCTTAGACCTGAGCCCAGACACTACAGCAGCCAATCCGACGACTCTAGGTACAAACATAGGCTTCCCTAGCTTTGGGGCCTTATACGAGAATAGATCATGGGTAGCGGGTGATACACTAGCTCCTCAGCGTATCTACGTGAGTAAAGTTTTAGACTACGATCAATTTGGTACAAACAGCGGTTCTACCTTCGATGTAGCTTTCTTTATTGATGTTCAATCTGAATCACCAATAACAGCCTTGAAAGTAGTTAATAATCAATTCATGGTCATTTATTGCGAGAGAGAAATACTTATCATGTCAGGTAAGTTTCCGCCTGCTACTGGCTTCCCTACACCACACTTCTCAATTAAGAAGCTCAACCCATCGGTTGGTTGCTTAGGCCCTAGACTGGTCGTAGAGAAGGGGAATAACGACCATTACTTCGTAGCTAACAACGGACTGATCTATACGCTGAATAACACAGCTAACTTCCAAGACGTTAAACCAACTGGGATATCCGCTAAAATACACCCGTTATTGCAAGAGATTGACATACCAACCATGAAGCGCGGGTATTTAGTCAACCACCAAATCAAAGGTGAATTACAGTTCTTTGTACCAAGCAAGAGCTATCTACGATACCCAGATCAAAGATTTATTTTTAACTATTCAGAACTACAAGATGATGAAGAATGGTCTATTGACAAGGGGTTCGGCGACTTCTACTTGCGAGATACATTCGTCGATGATGAAAACAACAAGCAAGTGCTAGTTACCCCAACTAAGTTCCTAAACGGTAACGCTGGATTAACCTATGACGGTGAAGCTATTGACATGATTTACCAGCTATCAACACTAGACTTTGGTGATCCTGATATGCGGAAAGAAATAGAACAAATCATTATTTACGTGAGCAATCTCAGTGCAACCAACGCCGATGTAACCTTCTACCATCTATGGAATAATGACCAAGCTGGATATAAGACAGTTACAATCCCCTCCTCAAACTCATCAGTATTCGGGGAGGCTGAATTTGGTACAGATGAATGGGAATCTTTCGCTGGTAAAAAGTTCTCAAAAGTTGAATTTACCCCACATAATAAACAAGGGAAAATATTAAAAGGTAGGATAAGACACACTGGGGAGCAAAATATTTTCATTCATTCTATCGTCTTTCGAGGCAGATTCTTAGGAAGATAGCTATAATAAGGGTATGGCAATACCTCCTCAGTTAATAATGGCAGCAGCAGGCGCAATGAAGGGCGGTGCTAGTAGCGGTCAGCAAGCTCCAGCGGGGCCTACTAACGTGTACACCCCTGAAATGCTTGACTATGCTATAGCGCAAATGCGTCAGTACCAGAACCAACAAAATGTACAAGCAGGTACTCCTTCTTACAGCGCAGGCGGGGTTACATCTCGACAATCTAGCCAGATGTCTCAAAAGGAGATTAAGGTTAGAGAATACGCTAAGTATCTAACTGAGAAGAAAGGATATACCCCTGAGAACGCTCAAGCCAGAGCCCAGCAAATAGCTTCTACTTCAAAAGAGAATTTTAAACAAGACAAAGAGTTCAGTCGCTTTGTTAGACAAGGTGGTAGTCAATCTCTATCTCAACAGAAAGGTGGCAAGATTAGAGCTGCTACTGAATTTAATCAAGGCGGAGTAGATGTTTCCCCTGAATCAGAAGATATGCGTCAAGCAATGCAGAACCTTGGGATGGAATCTATTAATGCCGCTAGTGGATTACCACAGATGTATGGCGCTGAAGAAGCTAGCGCTCTTAGTGCTAGAGGCGGTTTACGCAACCAAGCGATGGATTACCTTGGCCAAGGAGTTGGTGCTAGTGGTTTATATTCTTCTCAAGAAGAAGCGCTTCAGAATATGAAGAATAAGTATCTTACTGACTTCAAAGACGTTTATAGAAACTCAATGAGAGGTGCAACTTCTGACCTTATCGGTTCAGGGTTTAATTCTTCTAACCTTGCAGGCGATTACCTCAGAGACACAGCATACCAATCTCAATCAGACTACTTGACAGATGCAATGGCTAAGATGGCAGGGCAAGAACAAAGCTTCCTTTCTCAAGCTTCAGGCATGGGTACTCAGAACTTAAACAATCTCCTTAACTCATTCAACACTCTTGGCAAAGGTCAAGGGATCAATTCTGTCTTAGGTGGCGTTATGAATCCAGCGGGAGCAGGGCTCTTCACAGATCCTCAGTCTGCTGGCATGGCAGCTCAGTTGCAACAAGCAGCTATTGGCAACAGACAAACAGACCAAGGAATGGCAAATCAAATCAACACTCAACCAGTCAGCGTAATGCCTGAACAGCCTGGGTTCTGGGGTAATCTCATGGGCTCAGTAGCTCCAATGTTAGGGCCTGTTGCTGGTGCGGCAGCGAAGACATGGGGACAACCTAAGGCCATAAGCGTTTAAGAGGATAAAATTATGAAAAACAGATACAGTGCAGTAGATGCAGTCAGCGGGATACAAGGCAAAATGGATCAAGCGGTAAGAAACCAAACTTTCAATAGGGCCCTTGGTGGACTAGCAGGCGGTATTCAATCTAGCGCTCAGAATCAGGTTAATCAGGGTCAATATGATAAAATGGGTGGCGCTGTAGACGATCAAATGAAATATTTTCAATCCTTAGTAGACGGCGGTGGCAAGACCGAACAAAGAATCGGTAACGAAAATCTTCTGAGGTTAAAGATGCTGAAGCTAGGAATGACTCCAGGCACAATGGATCAATTCAGTGGGAACTACAAAAATATAATGGGCGCTGATTCAGCGTTTGACCCAATTTACGCACAAGAGAACGCTCAGATTAGAGCTGACGCTTATGGGGCGAGAAATTCTGCGACAGACAGACTTAATACGAGACTCGATGACCTAGCAGCGGGGAGGCCAGGGGGTTCAGGACAGAATGAGTATATGGATGGATTATTTAGTGGTGGTAGAAGTGTTCTTGATTTTGGCAAGAATGTTTTGGGTAATTTTGGGCAAGGAAGTCGTCCAGGGATGGTTGAGTTCTCAGGTGCGGATGTTGACTTAGGTTATTAAGGGGATATAGATGGCGAGAGAGTACATTTATACAGGCCCAGGAACAATACCATCAGGGGCAGAACTGCCTGTTGGGGAATTAGGCACTTCTATTTTAAATATATATAATCCATTAAACCTAGCCTTGTCTTTTTTAGGAGGGGCCGCAGATTTTGGGGTAGACGCTCTTAAAGGTTCTCTTGATTTAGGCCGAGCGCAAGGTAAGTTATTCGATAAGTTAGGTAGAGAGCAACCATGGGCGGCTCAAATCGCAGAGTCAGACGCAGGAGAGTTTATCCGTTCTATCCCTGAACACAAGATAAGGGATAAGTTGCAAGAGTACGGTACTTTTGGGCAGAGAGATGAGATACTACAGAAGCCTTATGGGGATATAGCGTTAGGGTCAGCAGAATATATTGGGGCTGCTGCTGCTTTACCTTTTTTAGCAGGCGCTGGTGGTGCGGCGAAAGCGGCGAACGTAGGCCTAGATGTCATGTCAGGTTCACCAGGTGCTACACAGTTATTTAATTTAGCTAAAACCCCACTACAAACAATGGGAGCAGGTATGGCGGTCGGTGGTGGAGCTACGGCGCTTCCTGCTATCCATTACGCAACAGACCAAGAAACAGGCGAGATTGATAAGGGCAAAGCTTTGCAAATCATGGGAATCGGTGCTGGTGCTGGAGCGACGCTTGGGGCTTTGCCTGCTATCCCTGCGGCGGTAAAAGGTTTAAAAGGCGCTCTCGATAACGTGGTTCAAGGTGTTAGCGGAATGATTAAGCAATCAGAGAACATGAAGATCAGGAAGCAGATATCAGAAGGGAACATGCAGCGTCAGAAGATGGAACAAATGGCTCAAACCCAAGAAGCTGTTACTAATGAATTTTATAAGCCTCAGGTGGAAGCAGCTCCTGCACCAACGATAGAAAGAACCTTCGCTGAAAAAGTCCCTAGCTACGCAGAACAACCTAATATCACCAAACTCCAAGAGGAAGACCTAGCAAGGCTCACTGTTGAAGAGACTAAACACGCAGATGACTTCCAAACCACATCAAGCAAGATCGAAAAAGATATTGATACTACTGCTAACTACATAGAAGAAGTGAAGGCTAAACCTATTGAAGTCAACGAGAAGGAGATAGCAGACGCTTATACTGGGCCTAAGAACAAGAAGGAAATCGTTGATAACATCAGAGCAGCGAAAAAAGTAGAGGCAGACACAGTACAAACTAAAGCCAAGGCGAAAGTGAAGGCAGAGATGGATACGGCAATGTCTAAGCAAATGAAGCTTAAAGAGAAAGAGAAAAACCTTGCTCAGTTAATCAAAAAGAAAACTCTAGAAGAATTACAGAAAGACTTTGGTAAGCCTATAGAGAAGGTGCAAAAAGCATTAGACAAAGACATCTTAGCTAGTGAGAAGAACATAGGTAAGATTCAAAAGCAACTAGACAAGATTGAGAAGAGCATGGAGCAGACCGTCCCTGTTAAGAAGGCTGAAGTAGAAGCAGAAGTAACTAGAGTCGCTGAAGAGAAGGAAGCTATAAAACAAGAACTGTTTAAACAGAAAGAAACAGAACAGCAAAAACTTGTTCAGGATCTAGAGAAAGAAGCAGACGGCCTTTTTAATAAATATGAAAAAGAGAAATCTAGTTACCAAAAGAAACTAGATAAAGTACAGAAGCAGAAACAAGAAGTTACGGACTTTGCGTCTAAGCCTCAATTACCTGCTGTTATAGAGAAAGCTCCTGAAGTGAGTCAACCAAAACCAAGGTTCATTTCTGGTAAGCAAGGGATCAAAGAGTACGATCCTGTTACTGGGTTGCCAGTAAAAGAAGGAGTTTCTGTAACTCCAGAAGGCGATATAGTAGTCCCTGGTGGAGAGAAGACATCCGTAGCCAAGATGTTAGAAGATCGAGGTTTAACCCCTAATGATCTTAACCCAGAGAGAAGTTTTGGTAAATTTTATAAGAATTTACAAACAGTGAGAAAAAGACTTTACCGTATATCTAAGAAGTTAGCTAATAAAGTCAATCGAAGTCTACAAACGGCCAAGTTTGCGAGACAAGAACTGTTCAAAAAAGTGAAAGGGGCAGGGCTAGAGAAGGCTTTAAATAAATATGTTAATAATAATGAAGTAATGGCTACTCTTGGCGAAGTTGTTGCAGGGCGTCAAAAGAAAGCAGTTTTACCAGCAGATCTTTTAGCTCCTCTTGAGGCTATGCAACCAGAGGTCGTGAAGATGAAAACTTTCCTTAAATCTAGTGGGCATGAAGTGCCAGAGAGTAAAGGTGAATTATATTTCCCGTTTGATGTACAAAACCTGACTAAGCTTCGTGAAACCAATGAAGATGCTAGTTCTGCTATTTCAACTTATCTAAAAGAACTTAAGCAGAGTACGGGAGAGCCTGTCACGATAGACAATATAGACCAAAAGGATATCACTGGGTTAAATACTAGATTTGAGAAAGGTAGGGTTATTAAGAAATATACTCCTGAGATGATGGATGCTTATAAACCAATGCCAGAGGCGCTAGAGTCTTTAATTGACCGATATGCAACAGTGTATGGTGACGCAGAGCTATTTGGGGGCAACCTGGAGCCCGACATCTTCTCAGAATTAATCCCCAGGTTAGTAATGGAGTCAGATGATCTTGCTACGAAGGATATTCCGTTAGCAGTAGACCAGTTAAGTAAAGTATTTCTTGAAAGGGATATGTCACCCAATACAGCGTCGGCAATGGTTGTCAAGGTTATGCAGTCATCAGTTAGTGGTGCGTTAGTAACTGCACCTGCTACCTTATTAGCTCAATTAACATCTGTAATAACAAACGTGAGAAAATCAGGGCTTCTCTCGACTATTGAAGGTGGCTTTAATACCCTGAAGGCGATGACAGGGAACACACCTAGTTACACAGAGTTCTTGAATCCACTTAATACTATGCAGAATCTAAATGATGCAGGGATAGAATCATTCCAGACTTTGAAAAACTATCTCGGCAGCAAGCGTACAGGGACAGGAGGCAAGATAGGTAAGACAGTTCGTAAAGGTGCTTTCTCCCCATTACAATTAGTAGATAGATGGGGCGAGAAAGAAGTTACTTATCAGACTCAATTAGCGTGGCTTAAAAACAATTTGAATAAATCAAACTTTAAGATATTTGAAGATAGATACGGTAGCCTATTTACTCCGAATGAAATGGCTAGTTTGAAACGTCGCTTAAAACTAGTGAAGAAGGGCAGACATAAAGACGCAGCAGGTGACAAATTAATCAATAGAGCTGTGGATGCTAGAGCAGGCGAACAGTTAGTAGTATCCGAATGGGATAGAAGCCCTATAGCGTTAGGTAATGAACCAGGTAAAATGTTCTTAACCTTCCAGTCTTTCGTCCAAAAATTTGCTGATGAAGTTGATATGAACACTAGACAGATGATAGTAGAGGGCATCAAGGAAGGCAACGCACAAAAAGTACGTTCTGGCGTCGCTACAGCAGCTGGATTCGTTGCAGTATTACCAGTCTATATATTGGCTAACGAAATGAGGCTTGGAGAGAAGGCAGGTAAGGCATGGGAAGACGCCAAAAAGCCTGAGAAGATAGCGACAGAAGGCATTAGACAGGCGAATCCTGTACTCGCTCGGACTATGGATCTCATTACGAGTACGCAGAGAGGCGGCAATACAGGCAAAGCTATTGCCGACTATGCTTCACCAGGGCTTGGCACATTAAGCAAGATTGCAGGAGATACACTAGGGACTGCGGCTCGTGGCGAAAATCCTTTTAGTTTCGATAAAAATCCGTCAGCGAGATATCTACCACCAAGGGTTATAATGGAACCTCTTTATCAAGCTTCCCACGCTGGTCGAGAAGCCAAGGGTAATAAAATCAAAAGGGAATCTAAGATATTAGAGGCGAATAGAGTCAAAGAAAGAGCTAAGTATGCACTGGAACATGGACCATTAAACACAGAGAATATAGGTGAGATAAGAACTAAGAAATTTAAAGACGAACTAGCTGACTTTAAGCGTAATCGTTCAAGATTGAAGAATTACCAAACCCTTGACGCAGAACAAGCGGCTAAAAGGCAAGTATACGAAGCGGCTTACCCAATAGTAGAGAGAGACGTTCTGAAGCGACTAGAGGCTTATTATAAAGCAGGCAAGATAACTCAAAAGCAACATGATGACGTGCTAAATAATCAAAGTCAGTATATAATGAAGGTAGTAAGAAGTGAGTATGAGAAGGGTAATCTATAATGACAGTAACAAAGACCGACATTTCCACAGATAAGCCAAGTACTACTAACTTAGTTCAGGTATCTTCTGGCGAAAAGGTACTCGCTGAAGTAGAGAACGCTAATAACCTTCTTAACCTTAACGCTATTATTTTAGCCTTTAACTGGATCATTGACAGTGGAGTTGAGCTTACAGCGGCTAATACCTTCACAGGCGATCAAACCTTTAATATCATTAAAACAGCGTACCTGGAGTCTCTCACGGGATCTTCTGACGTTATATTACGCAACGGTACGTTCAAATACGGTGGTACTGACTCTGACTTAGAAGTAGCTACCCAGTTATATACAAACGCACAGATAGCGGCAGCAGGTTCTATAAGTCTTAACTATGCTAAAGCAGCTATACAGACAACAGGTTTTACAGCAGTTACTGGTAATGTTTACCCTATAGACACAACAAGCGCAGCTTTCACGGCTACGTTACCTTTAGCTCCAAGCGAAGGTGATCTAGTTGGTTTTGTAGACATCAAAGGTACATTTGGTTCTAATAACCTCACGATAGGTAGAAACGGTGAAGGGATAATGGATTTAAGTGAAGATATGGTTGTTAATAGTAATTATGCGAAAGTATATTTAACCTATGACGCAACAGCAGGAGATTGGTATTTAATATGAGTAAATTTAGTCAGTTTATTAGTGGGTCAGGTTATAACGTATTGCAGCTTCCGAGTAGCGCGCCATATCCTACTTATGATTTACCTTTGTTTTTGCCAAAGAACGACGGGCCAGACTTCACGTCTAGTGGTAATTTTACGCAAGGCTCAGGGGTTTATGAACATCAAGACTTTACAGTAACAGCTGGCGATACAATGACTTTAAGCGCTGGCTTAACAATTATTAGATGCTCGGGTACTTTTACCCTTCCAGCAACGGCTACTATAGCAAGCGCGAATGCTGGCTCTGTCTCCACGGTAGGCGATTCTTATATCTTTGAAACAGGTACTAATGCTGCTTCAGGCGGTACTGGTGGCGCAGCCCCTACTGGGACAAATGCGGATGGTAACCCTGGAGTAGCAGGAGCATCAGCGACTGGTACTGCTGACGCGGTTGGACGTGGTGGTGGCGGTGGAAGTGGTGGAGCTGGTGACCCTGGCAACGGTGGAAGTGGTGGAGCTGCTACTGGTAAAGGTGGAGCTGGCGGTGGCGGTGGCGCTGCTGATATTGATACTGGCGACAACGGATCGGCGACATCAACAAATGCTGGTGGAGCTGGCGGTAACGGTGGTAACGGTGGTACTGAAGCTCCAGGTGGTGCAGCGGGCACAGGCGGGGCGGAAGGTGCTGATAGCACATCAAATTTAATAATCATAGCTAATACGATCACGATAGCAGGAAATCTTACTTTAATTGGTACCGCTGGCACTAGTGGTACCAATGGTAGTGCTGGCGGTTACGGTCCCGGCGGCGGCGGCGGCGGCGGCGGCGGCGGCGGCGGTGGCGGCGGCGGTGGCGGTGGCATAATTTTATTAATTAGCAACACTATAACCCACACAGCGGGCGCGATTTCTGTTAGCGGCGGGGCTGCTGGTAACGGTGGTAACGGCGGTGGCGGTGGTGCTGGTGCTGCTGGCGGTGGCGGTGGCGGTGGCGGTGGTGCTGGTGGTTCAGGCGGTAACGCTGGATTCATATATATGAAGGCAAGCACTTTAACACTTTCTGGCGGTACAAGAAGCGCAACGGCTGGTACCTTAGGCACAAGTGGAACGGCTGGCAGTGGCAGTGGTTCAACAAGTACTGGTGGTGACGGCGGTGCAGGTGCAGCAGCGGGTACAAGTTTAACGGGAGCGGTCTTCTTAAATGGTAGTAATAAACTAGAATTAACAGGAAACCCTTTCTAATGCCAGAAAAACGTAACTACAGAAAAGAATACGACAATTATCAGGGCAAGCCTGAGCAGAAGAAGAACCGTGCTACCCGCAATGCAGCTAGATCTAAGATGGAGAAGGCTGGTAAGGTTAAGAAGGGTGATAATAAGGACGTAGATCACGTTAAGGGTGTATCTAAAGGCAACGGCAGTAAGAACTTAAGAGTGCAACCTAAAAGCACAAATCGCTCATTCGCAAGAGATAAAAATGCGAAAAAGAAAAAATAGGAGTAAAATAGAGCTATGAGTATTTGGTATGCAAACACTTTTACGATCGGAACAGGGGTACGAGTTACCACTATAACGGTCACAACTGCAGCAACGAGCCTTGATGCTTTGTTAACTACTGCCGTGGCAGGTAGAACCTCATTAGTAGGTCGTAGATCTTTGATCTTGAGAAACCTCGACGCTACAGCTGCTTTTTATATCCTAGAAAGTTCAACTCAAACAGCTACTGATGGCTGGAATGTTGAAGCTGGCGATGACTGGTCTTCAGAAGCCTCAGAATCTGCTACTTTGAACGAGTATCCAATCAGTGCTTCAACAAACGGCGGCGCTGGTTTCTATCTTGCATGTGCATCAGGCACAGTGAGTGTTAAAGTCTTAGAAGGCAAGTAATATCCTTGTTTGCCTTGGAGCTTAATAGTAGAATAGGGTTATAATAGTAGTATGTTTGGAACTAAGAAGAATCAAAAGTCAAAAGGTGCTCCTGGACGACCAGGAGAGGCTGGTATAGGCATTAAGGACTGGAAACAGGTTGGTACTGGGTTAGTTATTACGTTAACTAACGACAGTCAGATAGATATTAAAGACATTAGAGGACCTGAAGGTAAAAAAGGGCCTCCTGGAGAAGCGGGCGAGCCTGGTAAAGCAGCAACACTAGCTAAGAATGGTACTAACGGAACCAACGGCGAGAAAGGCGATAAGGGTGAAGATGGGACTGATGGTAAAGACGGAGCCCCAGGTAAGAACGGAACCAACGGAACGAACGGAACCAATGGTAAAAATGCCATAGATGGGATCAACGGTAAGAATGGGGCCAACGGTAAGAATGGTACTAACGGAGATCAAGGTCCACAAGGCGGGACAGGCGAGAAAGGCGATAAGGGTGAAGATGCAGCCTTCAGTAAGTGGGTAGAACTAAGAGAGATAGACTCTTTCAGTAACGCCGAAGAGCCAGTTAAAGTAATTTTCAGCCATAAGATAGAAACAGGTGGCGCTATTGGTGTTAGTGTTACGTTAATGGGTAGAGGTTCTAATAGGGTCAGTTACTTTTATGGACAAAAGCATTGTTTGCTATACAAGTTAGACAGCGCACCATTTAAAGTAATGAAGATTGAGAATGATATCCCTAATTATATTTGTAGAAAATCAGACCATAAATTAAGTTTTGATATTCAAGCCACGAAAGAAGGGTTTGACATAGTAGTTATCGGGTCTGCGGTAGAGGAAATGATATGGAAAGGCGAAGTTCGTATAGCAACTACTTAGTTGTTTTAGCATTATTATTGGGTGCATTACCAGCTTGCGCTGATTTAATCAACCCTAGTAAGAGTGTCAATATAAGTAAACTCAGACCGAAAGGTACTGCTGGTTACGTTTTAAGCATGAATGGAACAACCATACAATGGGACCCTGCTACTGGCGGCGGTAGTGGTGGATCTGGTGATGTAGTAGGACCATCAAGTGCTACTGATGATGCGATTGTTAGATTTGATGCTACAACAGGGAAAGTAATACAGAACAGCGCGGCAACGTTAAGCAACGCTGGCGTTCTTAGTACTGCTGGTGTCCTCTTATCTGGGCTTACTGCTTCAGAAATAATTATTACAGACGGTTCTAAGAATCTTGCTTCAGCAGCAGTAGCTACGTATCCTTCTTTAGCAGAATTAATTCACGTCAAGGGCGTTACCAGCGCGATACAAACACAGCTAAACGCTAAAGGGATAGGAGATGCTTTAACTACTGACCCGTTATCTCAATTCGCGGCAACAACTTCTGCTCAATTAGCAGGCGTTCTTAGTAACGAAACAGGTACAGGAGTAGCAGTCTTTGGAACCTCACCAACCTTCACTACTTCAGTAATAGGTGATTACCTTACTGCTTCAGAGATCATTATCACGGATGGCTCTAAGAATATAGTCTCAGCGGCAGTAGCCACATACCCATCATTGACGGAATTAATTCACGTCAAGGGCGTTACGAGTGCAATACAAACACAATTTGGTGCAAAAGTGAATGACACTGGCGATATTATGACTGGTGACCTTACCTTCAACGATAGTGTTAACGCTACGTTTGGTACAGGCGGTGATGCAGATATCTATTATGATGGCACGAATTTAGTCATCAGCCCTAAGGTAGTAGGTAGTGGATTTGTTAATGTAGCTGGCGATATACAGTCGCAAGAGAGTATCTATTTTGATGCAGAAGTAGATGACGGTAACTCTTCTACAGCAGACACTATCGACTGGGGTACTGGTAACCACCACAAGTCAACAATGACAGGTAACGTCACTTATACCTTTACTGCTCCAGGAGGACCAACTACATTAACTTTAAAATTAATACAAGATGGCACTGGTAGTAGATTAGCTACTTGGCCTGGTACAGTAGATTGGCCTGGCGGGACAGCACCAACGCTTACAACAACAGCAGCGGCAGTCGACTTTGTGAGCTGTTATTACGATGGCACTAATTACAATTGCCAAGCAGGATTAGATTTCAAATAGGAGACATTATGAATAAAGCAGAACGAATTGCAGATTTAAATAGTAGAGTGGTGAAGGTGATTAACACTTTCCCAGTCAGCACATTAAATGGTGGTGATAAAGAATATTCTTTCAATACAAGAATATCTACTGAACAGGGTTTCAGAGAGGAGAATTATTCTATTGTAGTTATAGACGAAGGTTTAATAACAGAGGTTGCCGATTACAATGGTAAAGCTCCACCAGTTTTAACTAGCAGAGAAGGAATGTTAAAGCAGAGGCTTGAATATTTAAAGACATTAGGTGCTTTCACAATGCTTGATATGTCACAGCTTGGAGTACAATTCGCTAAGTTCAGATTAGATACAGCGATTAAATATGCTGCTGATCTAGATGGTGAATGGGTGATCGTTGAGGGTGAATAGTGAGAATAGTAAGTTTACTATTGCTAATTCTGTTGGCGACACCAGCTCATGCGGCTTGGTACGCTGATTCTAGTTTCATTTACAGACAAAAGATTACAGTAGACAATACAAAAGTAAACGCTGACTTAACTGATTTCCCTGTATATGTGAATACTGATGATCTTGCTACAGGCTTTTATGCTAATGCTCAAGCAGATTGTGGCGATGTTAGAATTACTAAGACTGATGAAACTACAGAGATAGCAAGAGAGATTGTATTTTGTGATGGAACTAATGGGGAGATTCATTTTAAAGCTGCTGGCACTTTAAGTTCTACGGTTAATACTGATTACTATATCTACTATGGGAATGGCACTGCTGCGGACTATGCTACTTCTGCTACTTATGGAGCTGAAGCCGTGTGGGCTAATTAC